ATAAGTAGTGACTCTGAATATAAAAATTATTTAAATAAATTAAAGTTTGGTGGAAAAATTTTTCCAACGGGAAAAGTAAGAATTTTTGCAGAACCATATTATGAAACCATTAACGGAGTTACTAAGATGGTTAATGGTGCAGTAATTCAACACGGAAGGGCGCAATTTGGAACCGTAATTCAAAATCATACAGCCTCTCTAGACCCATACTGGTACAGTGCTGCTAATCGTAAAGGCGTTCTTATGTCTTCTGAACATTTATTTGGAGGAACAGATTTTTCAGGAACCGTAAATGGCACTGTTGCTGCTGGAGTTTCTTCTGCAACGGCAACATCAATAAATGGAGTAATTAAAAGATTTTTATCAAAGTATGAACATACAGAAACCGAAAGGGCATCTGTTCAAATTATAGATCCAGCAAAAAATAAAGGACTTATACAATCTTCTGCTCTTGTTTTTCAAGGTAAAGATTTTTCTACAACAACAGATTCATCCGCACTTGATAATTTATTTTATGTCTATAAAACATTGGATCAGTCTGTCTTTAAACATTTTGGAACTAGAATTAGAATTATTGGAGAACCACAAGGTGAAACAGTTACACAAGATGGAAAAGTTCTTTTTAATTCAATTCCATTAAATGGAATGACTTATTATCGAAACAATGTATCTGCTACTGCTACAACAAATACAACAATTTCTCCAGAACAATCTGTTCTTACATCTGGCAACTCTGGAGGAATTGCAGTTTTGTTAAATCCAGAAACAAATTTGGGATATTATTTTGAAATAATTGCACTAGACAATAAAACAAAAAATACACACAACGTTATATTTTATAAAATAGTTCCAGGTGTTGGCCAAACCAAGGCAGTTCCAATTAAATTATTTAGTACTTATGATGAAACAATTAACTACGATCCTGGAGAATTTTTTGGACTATCAAGAAAATACAACGAGACAGATATTAGCATATATGATTTAGCAGTAGAATATGAAGACTTAGCAAATAGCAATATAAGAAGGTTTTATTTATATATAAATAATGAATTAATTGCTCAAGTTGACGACAAAGACCCTTTGCCAAAGTATCAGTCAACTGCTTTGTTTGTACGTGGATCTTCAAAATGTATGTTTGAAAATATTTATGCTTTATCAGATAACTATTCAAAAAATACGGGATTTGAAATTAATAATCAAATATCAAGAACTTTTTCAACTAAATCAATTACAGCAAATGATGCTATTAAAAAATATGCACTAAGTGGAATTTTACAAGAGGCTTATTTAAAAGGTATTAATACAATAACAACGCCAGCACGTAGTATTTTTTATGATGAATTTGGAACAATAATGAGAGAGTGTGCATATATTAATGCAAGATTTGACAATGCGTATCCAGCACTATATGCAAAAATAGTAATGGCACCAGACAAATTAAAAGAATATACAGTTTCTGGATTTCAAGCAAATGCTTATGGAGCAGAATTTTTAGTATTTAATGCAACAGATGCCATTTTAAATCTTGGTACTGATGTGTCTAATACTTTGCGAATTATGGGAATTGCTTTTACTAGTGACAGTAGTAGCGAATTGACAGTAGATGATTATTTTAAAAAACGATCAAATTTTTCAGACCCAGAACTTAAAGGTGATGTAATAGTATATTCACCAAAACTAGAAAAAGAAAAATATAATAATCTTAAATTAAGTAGACTTAAGCACGGAAGAACAGACTTTAGTATAGATGTTGAGTATATACAAACAACAGAAGAAGCGGAAGAATTAATGGGTTGGCTACTTCAGAAGTTAATGGTTCCAAGAAAATCAATTGGGTTAAAAATTTTTGCTAATCCAACAATTCAATTAGGCGATATTGTTTCAATTGATTATAAAAATAATAGCGGATTAGATCTTGTAGCACCAACATCTTCAAGATTTGTTGTTTATAATATAGAATATTCAAGAAGTTTAGAAGGACCAGATATGACTGTATATTTGAGTGAGGTGTAGCATGGTATTAATTTCAGACGGAGAATATCAGTATGAGTATGATGATTTTTTAAAGGCATTTGAAACAAAATCTAATAAGAGTACTTTAAATTCATCTGACTTAATTGACAATATGACTCCTAGAAGTGCTGTAGAGGCAGAGGGTCAAAAGACACAAAGTGTAGAAACATTTGGTGGAGCAAATTTAACAGGAGGATCAGGACAAACAACAACACCAATTTCAGCAACCCCACCTCCAGTTCCCCCGCCACCACCTCCAACAGGATCTCCAGTAAAAATTGCAACTCCACAATATGTTAGGTTTGATAGAGATAAAGAAGGTGATGCACAAACAGATCAAGATTTTATTAAATTTTTATTTTTTGAACAAATTAATGGATTGGCATTGTTATCTTTAACAAATAGTGCAAAATTGGATACTGGGACAATTTCTTATCAACCAATTGCAAATATGGCAGAAACAATAAGAGCCTTAAGCCCTAAAAAAATTATTTCTCTTCAAAATACTTTAGACAAATACTTTTTAAATTTTCCAATTAAATTAGAAACAAAAATTCCAAACGTAGGTAATGGACCAGATGGAATAAATGTTTATAGAGAAGATCAAGCAGGCATATGGCCTATGGCCTTAGATCCAAGAAGAGGTGCAATAATTATAGAAGCAATAAATTTAGGGCCAAGAGAAAATATTCAGATTGAAACTCTTCAAAGTGGTACAATATATAAGACAAATCTTGGAAATGAGGAATCGTGATAACTAACAAAGGAAAAGATATTATTGCAAAATACCTAATAGGAATCACGCCTGCCTACGCATCTTATATGGCTTTTGGTTGCGGGGCTCAGCCACTAACAACTGGAGAACCTTATGGAGAATATTCTACTAAAGAGGCTTTAGATTTTGAAATGTTTAGAGTTCCCATTTCTTCAAGGGGGTATGTAGAAGAAAATGGAGTTAACAAAATAGTATTTACTTCAGTACTTCCAACAACAGAAAGATATGAGATTACCGAAATTGGTATTTTTTCTGCGGGAGGTAACCCAGATGCTTCTGGTTTTGATAGCAGACCATTATTATTATTTACAGAAGAAGAACAATGGCAGTACGGCAATACTACCTTTGAAGATGTTAGTTCGCCAATTACAACAGCCCTTGATGATCCATTAAACACTAATATTATTGCAACTGAGTTAAGTGTTTTTCAATCAGCAGCAGACAATCCTATATTTTTTAAAGCAGGTAGAAATGAAAGAAATGAAAGATGTAGATTTTTTAATAATATGATTTTTGTAAAAGGAAATTATAGTGCAATTAAAGATATCACAGATGTTACTTCTACTTTAGCAGCAAAATATCACATACAAAAAACTGGACTTAGCCTTAACCTTTCTCAAAATTCATTATCTGATCAAATTAAAATTGCATTTTCCCTTGTTAACAAAGATGCTGACAGTTATACAAATCCAGATAGTCTTAAAATAATTTTAGAATTTATAGACAGTAATGAGAACTATGCAAGATGTTTAATTGATTTAGTTGATGATGGAGATGTTATTGATTTTGACGCTAATAGATATTTTGCAATTTCAAAAACATTGGGAAATTTTGTTTTAGAGCAAGGTTTTTCCTGGGCAACAATTAGAACTGCAAAAATCTATTCATGTGTAGTAACTTCAGCAGTAGTAGTTGATACACACTACATTGCTTTTGACGCAATTAGGTTTGATAATGTAAATACAGTTAATCCTTTGTATGGATTGGTTGGATATACCGTTGTTCAAAATGCAGATGCAGAGCCAATAACTAAATCTACAAATACAAACAATTATGTTGAATTTAGAATGGCTTTAGATATTGGAACTATTGGAGATATTTCTTAATGGTAGATAAAGGTATAAAAAAAGTAACAATATTAAAAAAAAATTTACCACCAGTAAATTCTGAGAATAAACACGTTTTAAGATATAGAGTTATCTCTGATGACTTTAATAGAACATCAGCATGGTCTAAAATTTATTATGTTGATTCAGTTCCATTAAATGGTCTTACTGCAGAAGTTACTAAAAATGCAGTAACTGTTTCTCCCGTTGCAGGAACAATTTCTGTTAGAACTGTAGACTCTAGAGGTAGAGCAAAACTTGATATTTTTATTAAATATGGATCCGACCCATATTCTTATCATGGTACAACTAGCGAAACAGTTCTTTCTGGAGATAAAACTACAACAACTTATACCTTTGCTAATACGGCAAGTTCGGCAAAAACATTAACAATTGCAATTCAGCCAGAAGGAATTACAAAAGAAAGAATTACGGCACTAACTTTAGATATTCAATCAATTGAAATACCGTAAGTTAAATGATATAATGGAGGAATCATGGGAAGATTAATCGTACCACAAAGAGGGCAACCTTTAGACGTTTCATATATTTACGACATTGTTTCAGCCGTAAATGAACTTGCTGATAGATTTACAAGTTCAGAAAATGGAATGCTTAAAATTATTGCAGAGGATGGACTTCCTAGCACGGTGCCAACAAGTAGAATGAGTGTGTTTGCAAAAACGCACATACTTAGTGCTTCTAAACCCGTTACTACAATTGGTCAAACAGAGTCGTTCACAATTACTTATAATTTTAAAACTACTCCAATAGTTGTTGCTACTCCTTTTGATAGTGCAAACACCTCAGCAGGTCAAGACGTTGCGGTAGTTCTTGCAGCAGTTACAAACACTAACGCTACTTTTAACGTAAGATATGATACTGTTGGAGTTACATCAACAAAAATTAATATTATTGCCATTGGAATACCAAATTAGTGAAGTGTTCAAGATGTGGTGGTATTGTTTTTATTGATAGGCAGTACAGCACAAAAGAACATATTGAAGTGTATTGTGTGATTTGTGGTAAAAGAAAATTTTATCATCCACCAGATAGCAGTAAAGAGGGATTATGGATTCTACAACAGGAAATATTGAGGGCCAAAACTACAATCAGTCCGCTATAGTTTCAGGTAATAAAACTATTTGGTTTTTAAATAATGATTTAGTCAAGGTGCATCACAGAAACAGATCAGACGGAATTGTTGCGCTTTATAATATAAATAAAGACAGGATTGAAACTTGTTTTATTGCGGAATTTAAAAAGAAAAGAGAAAAGGCATATACTATTGGAGAAACTGCTATACTTATTAACAGACATAAAAAGTATATTCCTACTCTTATTAAACGTGGAACAATTCCAGCACCAATAGGATCTAGCATAGGCGGAAAGCGTGGCTGGCAAATAAGATGTTATTATTCAGAAAGTCACATAAGGGAAATAAGGGACATATTGGCATCAATTCATATTGGTCAACCAAGAAAAGATGGCCTTGTAACAAACAACATGACTCCTACTAAACAAGAGTTGACTAGGAGAATGGGCGATGGTATACTTACATATACGAGAACTGAAGATGGACGCTTCATTCCAATCTGGTCTGAATCTATCTAACTACTGAATGGATGTAAAATGGAAAACGATAACACTAAGGTTTCTGTAACTTTAGGCTACACACTTAATCTTGGAAACTTCCAATCATTAAGACTTGATCTTGGAGTTGTTGACTCTAAGAAAGATGGAGAGACAACTAACGAAGCAATGGAACGTGTTTACAAGTTTGTTGAAGATAAGTTAACTGACAAAATTAACGAAGCCAAAGCAGAAATTTCTGAGTAATGCCAGAGCGCAAAGACCGAATGGCTTTGCTTTCAAGGTATAGTAAATACCACAAAGAAAGATATGATGTAAAGCCATCAATGAATCTTAACGTTG